CCAAGCCCGCCGCTCGCAAGACCGGCACCGACGACGAAGAAATTAGCTGGTAATTCTTATGCCCAAGAAAAACACCACAACCAAATCCACAAGGGGGGCGGCAAAACGCCGCTCCCCTTCCAAAGCCACCAAGCCCGCCGAGCCGGATCGCTTCACTGAATGCGGACGCAAAATCGTCCGCCTCGAAAAGACCCGCGCCCACCAAAAGTATCCGTTGGCAGACGGCACCGACGTTCCCGGCGCCTCAACCATCGCCAAGATCGGCGAGGACAGCAGCGGACTCATCCACTGGGCGTGGAAGCTCGGCATGGAAGGCCAAGACTACCGGAAGGTCCGCGACAAGGCTGCCGACATCGGGACCATCGCGCACTTCCTCATTGAGTGCTTCCTGCACAACCACGTTGCCGATCTCTCCGAGTTCAGCCCCGCGGATGTCGAGAAAGCCACCATCGCGTTCAACAACTTCAAGCGCTGGTGGGACGAAGAAGGTCTCACCGTCATTGAGCCGGAGGTTCAACTTGTAAGCGAAACTTACTTGTTCGGCGGCACCATCGACGCACCCAGCCGCGACCGTGACGGCAAGATCGTCCTCCTCGACTGGAAGACATCCAAAGCCATCGTTGGCGCGCACAAAGTCCAGCTCGCTGGCTACGAGCAGCTCTGGAACGAAAACCGCCCAGACATGAAAGTCCAGCGCCGCGGCATCGTCCGCATCGGCAAAGAATCCCCGGATGACTTTGAAGTCGCCTGGATGTTCAGCGCCGAGCCGTTTTGGAAGGTCTTCCAAGCCCGCCTCAACCTCCACTACGTCCAGCTCATGGCGAAGAAAGCCGCCTAATGCCCCCGCGCAGAACCATCGCAATCGTCCGCAAGAAGCTCGGCCGCGAAAAAGCGGACGGCATGACCATGGGCGACGGCAAAGTCTACATCGATCCCCGCCAATCCGGCGCGGACGAGCTAGACACGGTTCTGCATGAGCTGCTCCACCATGTCTGCCCCGACATGAGCGAGGAAGCAGTCGCTGAGAAGTCCGCCACGATGGCGAGGTCGATGTGGAAAGACAAATGGAGGCGCGTCCACGAGTGACCGCCGCCGGCTACATCCTCATCGGCCTCGCCGCAGGCATAGTGCTCGGCGCCTTGGCTTCCTACGGCGCCATGTTTGCCTGGGCCATCCGCTGCGGCAAGGAGGAGGACGCGGAATGACCTTCACCCCGCTCGTCATCACCACCATCTGCTACGCCATCACTGCGGTGGGCTTTTGGCGCGAAGGAAACGCCGGCCTCGCCGTGGCCTTTGCCGGATACAGTTTTGCCAATTTTGGCTTCCTCTACATCTGCGTGAACGGCCAACCCTGACTTTATGGAGAAGTACAAAATTATGACGCCAGAGATCCAAGCCATTGACAACGAGATCATGCGCCTCAAGGGGCTGCGCGCCTCCATGGTTGCCAAGGCCGCCAAGAAAAAAGCCGACGCCCTCTGTGCCGAGATGCGCAAGAAGAGGTCAGCAAAATGATTTACAACCTGCAGGCTCAATCGGGCTTTCGCCGGGATTCCATGTGGTGTGGTCCCGCGGCGCATGCCGTTATGCCCAGCCCCGCCGAGCGAAACGAGCGGGGCGCCTGCACATCTTTTGGCAGGGTGCTGAAAGCGGCAGACATAACATCTGCGCGGCCAGGTTCAGCCCAATGTGGTATCGCCCAGCCCTGCCTCACTTTGTCCGGGCAGCGCAGTAAACGAGGAGCACCGTATGGTGTGTCCTGTGGTCGGGAGAGGGATACGGCTTATCGGCCCGTGTCGGCCTATAACACGGCACCCCACTACCCTCGTCACCATGGCAACCCGTGCGCTGAAGGTGAGCGCTCACCGTTCCCGGCAATCTTTCTGAAATTTCAAATTTCAAATCTCCAATGATCTCTTGGCCACCCCAAAACTTCCGCGTTGAAGTAGACGGCATCGGCACCTGCCGCGTGCTCTACGTTGTCGCGCAGGGTGGCCTTGAAAACGACTACGTCACCGTCTGCCGCGAAGACAGCGGCCGGTGGCTGACCGCGCGCATCGACCAGCTCGCTGCCGCAGAGAATCCGACTTTGGACATTTTGGGCGCCGCGCCGGTTTAACCAACGGCTCTGGGGAGAGCTGGCGTTGCGCAAACGCACCGGCCGGCGCCCGATCTACTTTCAATGCAGGCAGCATATACCAAACAAGAACACTGTAAACTCAGCCAACGGCGGACGGCCACCGACCGTAGTGCGCAGACTCTTAGTCAAGCGCTTTATCCGGTTCTTGGTGCTGAAAAGGCGTGCGCATGCCGTGCCTGCATTGCTTTTGCAACAAGGGCGGCGCAAGGGAGCGAGTGAACGAGCACGCACAACGCTTCAAGCCCACACCGCACCCTGTCATGCAGGTCGATCTCGACTTGCTCGAGAAACTAGGGCCGGACGAAGGCTGGAAATACTTAAAAACACGCGAAGAACTGATCGCCCGCGAGGCATCAGACCCGTTTCGCTATGGCTACATCCCGCCGGTGTGGAAGCGCGCGTCTGAATTGCTGGAAAAGCACCGTGAATTGCTTGTTTTGGGCGGAAACCGGAGCGGGAAAACGGAGTGGGCGGCGAAAGAAGCGCTCAAAATCATGTATTCCAAGCCGGGAGCCGTTGCGTGGCTGTTCCAGACCACCGCGCCAAACAGCATTGAGCTAATGCAACCCCGCGTCTGGAAATATATGCCTCCCGAGTGGAGGAACGCCCGCAAGGGCCAAGTCACTAACATCACCTACAGCGTCAAAGGTGGATTCACCGAGGCAAAATTCGTCGCACCAAACCAATCGATCTGCATTTTCCGCAACTACGCGCAAGATCCGAGCACGCTCGAGGGCGGCGAGATCGATTTCGCCTGGGCGGACGAGCTGGTGCCGCTTGATGTCCTCGAAACCCTCCGCTTCCGGTTGGTTGACCGCAACGGCAAGTTGGCCGTGACCTTCACGCCGGTCGAAGGCTGGAGTCCTACGGTTGCCGACTACCTGTCTGGCGCCAAGACGGTCGAAGACACCGACGCCGAGCTGCTGCCGCTCAAAAACGACAAGGGCGAGATTTCCGGCTACGAAAAGGTGCCCATCGAGCAAATCAATCCCAAGGGCCGCCCGATCCTTTACTTCCACACTCAGTCAAACCCCTGGGCTGGCTGGTCCCGCATGAAAAAGGAGCTGCAGAGCGAGACGAAGGAAAAAATCCTCTGCCGCGCTTACGGTGTCCCGACCAAAGCCATCAGCGGCCGCTTCCCGCTCTTCAATCCCAAGGTCCACGTCATCCGCGCCTCGGATGTCCCGCAAGGCACCCGCTACCATTGGGTCGATCCGGCGTCTGGCAAAAACTGGGCGATGATCTGGACCGTCCACGACACATCTGGCCGCATCGTTGTCTACCGCGAGTGGCCCGACCAAACGTCCTACATTGAGGGCATCGGTTATGCCGGCGAGTGGGCGCTGCCGGATGGCAAGAAGCTCGACGGCAAGCCCGGACCCGCGCAGCAAGACTTCGGCTTTGGCCTTGAGCGCTACAAAGACGAGATCCTCCGCGTCGAAGGCGGCGAGGAAATCTTTGAGCGCTGGATGGATTCGCGCTACGGCAACGCCCGCACGCTCGGAAAGGAATCCCCAACGACCCTCATCGACGAGATGGCCGACCTCGGCATGCTCTTCACGGCGACCCCGGGCGACAGCATCGATGAAGGCGTCAGCATGATCAACGATGCCCTGTCATACAACCCCGAAAAGCCGGTGGACGCGCGCAACCAGCCGAAGCTGTACATCAGCGAAAACTGCAAGAACGTCATTCACTGCATCCAGACGTATACGGGTGCGGACGGCAAGCGTTCAGCGAACAAGGACTTCGTCGATTTGCTTCGTTACGTTTGCCTCTCCGATGCCATCAACGTCGAAGGCGACATCCTGCGATCAACCGGAGGAGGAAGTTACTGATGAGCGAGCGCGACCAGCTTTGGGCCGATCTCGCGCGGCGCAATCCGCGGTTGCTTAATAATCCGCATTTTACCTCGGCTGGGCTGCGCAAGTTTTTCGACCGCGTTTACGAAGCTGGCTTTGATGCAGGATACAGCGCCGCCAAGGAGCACAGCGGAATGAACACCGGCTCAAATGTTTTTTCCCAAATATTTGGAGCCTTTGAATTCAAATGACGCAATCGCCGCCAGCCCCGCCCAGCCGCCTGCGCCCCGGTCGCCGCGGCAGCGACATCCCGCGCTGCGGCATCTGT